CGAAGCCACAAGAGAAAAATCTGACGTTTCAAAGTATGACCTTATGGGACGAATTTGATCGCCATTGATTTCGTTAACACCATATTCGTGCTGCCATACCACGTAGCCTTTGGGGTCATTGATAATACGTGGCTGACCATCTTCGGTTACACGACGCTCTGTGTCTTGTGTACCGCGAAACTGCACCGTTTCGGTATCAATGATACCTGTCATCAATGGTGAGTTAAAAACCTGAGCATAAGCGCCAATAGATCTTCCCCCACCCGGAAGCTCTGTGTCATACCACGTATTCTCACGAACGTTATAAATAACGGCGTGACTGCATTCTGTTGCATTACCACGCGGGTAACACCACCAAATTTCACCCCAACGAGGAATCTTTACTGCAAAAACTTTTTGGCGTTGAGCGTAATTTAAATTGTCATAGAACCAGTTTAAGTTCAGGCTGTTTGGAACTTCACGTACCACACCGTTAAACATCAAGAAACGATCTACACCACACCAAAAATAAATGCCGTCATACTCAACAACGCTTTTTGCAGACAGAATGCTTGACTGCGAGGTAATGGTGTCAAACTGAAAAACCGCAGGTCCACCTACGTATGTGGCGCGAACAACCGAATCCAATGACCAGAAAAGTCCAGCAGGCGCATTACCGGCACCGGCTCTAAGCGGCAAACCTTTTACAATCTTTTGACTTGTAACACGGGCAGCACCTGAGTCACCGCCGCTCCAGTCGTCCGTATATCCGGCTCTACTCCACTGAACAAAGCCGTCCGAACCATAAGCAAACACATAAGGAGCTAACGCTACAATTCCGCCAGAAACGGTAACCGCCGGAACAAGATCAAGCGGAGCCGTTCCGTTATCGTAACCTCGGTACAAAGAACCATTGGCATCGGATGAGATGTCTTCTATGTCTCGCGCTACATGCGCCAAAATTTCATTTTGGTTTGTTGTGGTGTTATACGCTACATCAAATCCCCAGTTAGCATTAATGTTGCTTATATATCCGCCATTGGTGCGGTTATCAACAATGCTGCTACTGCCGTTTTGACTTAAGCGAAAACGGAATACACCGTCAGATGTACCGATGTGTACATACGTATAACCATTGTGATTGTGAATGTGCATGCCACGGGCAATGCCATCCAAGCGATCCTGTAGCGCACGAAACCCGCCAATCTTACGAGGCAGTCCACGTTGAAAACGAACCCACTGTCCGTCAACATAGTTACTACCTTCAAACTTCGTTCCGTCCCGCTTGATACCGGGTTCAGAGCGAACGATGATCGGCTGAAGAGGCATTAGTACGTGCCACCCTTAATTGGGTCTAAATCCAAGGCAACCTGCGCGGCAGCGGCGTTTACCGCCGTAAATACGGCGTTACCTACAGTCGTTGCGCCAAGATTAGTTCTTGCGCCAGAAGCCGTTGTCGCCCCGGTACCGCCTTGAGCAACAGAAAGCGGAATACCAATAGTTGATGTGTCCGCATCTACAACGTCTGTTCCGTCGCAATACAAGATCGCTCTTGCGTTTTGAGAAACCGTTACACCCGGAGAAGCCTGTCCGGCAGTGCGAATTCCAAGGGTATAAGAACCTGAAGTCTGGTTACTTATCCAGTACTGCTGAGTTGTCGTCGGGACAATAACATCACGATTACCAGTTAGTGTTCCGGTAAATATGTATGCTGTTTTGTTAAGTTCAGCAATGGAAAGCGTGTAATTGCCACTGCCAGAAATATCAATCTGAAGTACGCTAAAGGCATAAATCGCAGATTGACCAAAGCCAATCGTCCAAAACTCTATGCCATCGGTAATCAGAATGCACGAATCACCGGGCGAAAGAACAAGCGTTGTAGCGCCATTAATTAGTTCAGAGCTATTTGGATCAATCGTAAGATCGCCCGTTCCGCCATTACGAACCTGCAAGAACCAATCGTTCCCTAGCGTTGGCGCTGCCGTCAAAGAGAGCGTACCCGCGCCGCCTGTCCACACATACGCTTTTGCGCGATCACTTACACCGGCTGTGTAATTCCCGCTAAAAGACGATACCGGCATTGATTGGTTAAGCGTTGTTGAAATTGCTTTAAGACCCAACCCGGCAAGCGCCGCTGCGTTCGCTGCCGAAGCCGATGCACCATATTGGAACGACCGCCAAGTGCCCGACTCCGTGCTGTTGTCCGTCAGGTAAATCTGAAACGTGCTGCCCGAAGTCGGTGCGCAAATCTGCACGCCCGTGCTGGTCTTGACCGTAAAGGTGTTAGAGCCAACGTTATTGAATAACACCGTTTGCCCGTTGCTGCCATCGCGAGCATCCGGCATCGTGATGACAAGGCTCGTCGTAGTCGGATTAACATCCATAATGGATGCCACGACATCATTTGACGGCGCAGTTTCTAACGGCCAGTCCAATACCTGATCAATCGTCAGGGACACATAACGGTACGAGACATCGCTTGGATAGATGTTCGTTCCGCCGAAAGTTTGAGTAAAAGTGGGCACTGTTAAGCCTCCCGACGATTCGTAGTCCGGTCAACAATCTTCTGCAAGTCTTCGCCATTCAACGCCGCCAAAGCGCGGTCGTAGTAGGACTGCCACAACTGCACTCGCTCATCGTCTTTAACAAATGGAGTTGCTTCAACAAGGCATCCGTACAACAACAAGTTTGGCGCGTACTCCGACAGCCAGTTGGTTTGATTGGCATCATCCAATAGCGGCGGGAGTTCGTAATACAGAATCTCTACCGGGTACGCCGCATTGGGCGTCGGGGCAAAGATCCAGTAGTTGTAATTGTAATCTGAGTAAAACTTTGGCCGGTCGGTTTCGGTTTCGTTGGGCCAATACTCACGCAGATATTCATACGATCTGGGGTAAATCTGAACCCGAGTATTGTTACCCGTTCCGGTGCCGATGTTGATGCTGATGGTATCGCGCCACCGATCCGGCTTGACGTATACAGCAACGTCAGACTGCATGGTCATCGTGACCACATTTTGAAAGCCTTGAATCTTTAGCTCACGCGCAATCCGCCGCTCAGCCAGCGTAATAAGGCGTGGAATCTGTTCAAAGACAATCGGGTCCGTCGCCCCACCACGCTCAAGGTAGTTGCGGATGTCCGACTGCAAACTGGTAAAGGTCATTGCGGCTGGCATCGTTACACCGTTCTTTGAAAGTGTGGGACATCTTTAAAGGACTTCCAGTTGCCGCCCCATTGATTCTTGGGGTTCAGGCTTTCCCAGTAGTCACCTACCGGCCTTAGCGCAGCAACGTCATACGTCAACTTGCCGTCTTTAAAGAAATTTAAATCAATTGCGCAGCGTTTCAGATGAATGCTGTTCATGGTCTTACTACGACCGGCACGAACATGAATCTGTTGCTGCTCGGGGGTACGGTACAACTCGCCACCCGTCACTACAAAGCCGAGTTCCGTCGCCTTATTAACCAACTTGGCAACGTCTAGAAGAAACGCAGCTTGCTCAGCAACAAGACTCATTTAAGCGCCTCCTTGAGCTGATCCGCCTTGTCCTTACTACCCTGCGAGGAGCCGAAGTAGTACGACACAATCTGTGTAGAAATCGCAGACAAAACCCCAAGAATGTAGATCAGAATATCTTTGCGGCTGGACTCAACCGGAGTGTTGTCGAACATCACAACACCAAACAGAATGAAGGTCAGCAGCAGGATGGAAAGGGCAAGGACTGGGGTGACGATCTTGTTGAGCAGCGGTGCTTTGTCCGAGGTAGCGATTGCTGCTTCACGATCCCGCGCCGAATCTACGTCCTTAAGATAAAGATCAGTCTTTGCCAAGTCTAACTTGTCCTCTTCAATCCGCAGCCGCATGAGTTCTTCCTCATGTTCCATCTGCGCGATCTGAATCTTGGCCAAGTCTTCAGAGGACATGTCCGGCTTTAACTCAACGCCAAGTTTATTCTCAACCCATTGCTTGCCCTTCGCGGAAACGGCGTTTGCCACGAGATTTAAACCGTTCGCAAGGAGCGGCTTTATCAAAGGCAGGAGTGCAGCAGGGAGGGGCATCGGTTACTCCTTATCCGCCTTGGCATCAAGCTTGTCATTAATGCGGTTCAGCATCGCTTTTATTTCTTCAATGTCAGCGCGGTAATCCGCACGGGTCACGTAGGTCAACGGCATCGCCCGAACGTCCTTGTCCAGCCGCTCAATAGAACGGGAGATGTTATTCAGAATCCAACCGCCGAAAAGCCCCGCGATTCCGATAATGATGTTGAATAAAATCTGCCCGTCTTCCATCACACACTCCGTAGCACAATTGACACCAACCAACTAATCACGGCTCCCGCCGATAACCACAACAACTTCTCAATCCAATCAACCCGTTTCTCAAGACCTCGGACCCTTGCCTCAACCGCTTTGATCTTGTGACCGTAGTCGGTCTTAATCAGGCGTAGGTCTTTTGTCTCGACCGTCATTTCTGCAACTTCTTAACCACAGCCAAGTTTTGATCTACCACGTACAGATATACCGCGCAGAGTAGACCCGTAACAAAGTAATTATCCAACCACCACAAGGCCCAGACCCCGGCCAACTTGATCGCTACCATCACCGCAAGCGGATCAGCATAGTTAAAGAGTTTGGCAAGAACAGGATTGACCTCCCTTCCTCCCAACTTCAGTGCCGTCAGAGTTGTCCAGATGTCCAACACTTGAAGTACCGCGAAGATGACGAGGAAGGCAGTGTTCACGCAGAAGCCCAAGGCAGCGGCGGTGAGACAACCGGCGGGTTAATCTGGTTCTGTATCTGCTGCGCTACCGCAGCCTCGGTCGCGTCCTTGTCCACGCCGTTCGCCCAAATCCAGCCCAATACCTGATCCTGAGTCAGATTGGCATACGGCGTGAACGGATTACCCGGCCCCGGCACAGCACAGGTGCTGTAGACACTGCCAGAATACGTGCCGTCTGAACCTGAACAAGTCCAGTGGACGTTGAACACTACGTCGGCGTTGCCGCCTTCTTGCGGGTAGCAGTCCATCGCAGACACCACCCAATTAAAACTCGTAGCCATTTATATCTCCTACTGCTTCGTTACTTCGTCGGCGTTCGGCTGATCCTTGGGGATCTGCGCCTCCACCTGCGCCTTCAGTTTCTGCCAGAGCGGGAACCCGCCTTGACTCGTCGGGAGGCTACCCAGCAGATTCACGATGGCGACGGCTTCTTCAAGCGTCATTTCTAACTTTGCTTCGGACATTGATCAGGCTCCTTTTAGCGCAGCCATTTCGGCTTCCAATTTTTCAATACGGGCCATTGCTTCTTGCAGGGCGACGGCGGCTTTCATCAGTAGCACGGAAGTCTTGACCGACTTTGTGGTAGTGCCAAGATCGTTGCCCTCTGCATCGCGATCGGTGTGTTCGTCAACCAATCCCGGCGAAACCTGTTCCACTTCCTGTGCGACAACACCCAACTGCGTCAAGCCTGACGGATCGTCCTTCATTTTGAACTTACGGAAGCGCAAGCCCTTGATGTCAGCCCATTGCGAACCAGCGTCCACAATGTCGGTTTTCATCTTGGCGTCAGAGATGGTTCCGTAAGTGCCGTTGGTGTTGGTAACATCGCCAGAATCGGCTACTTGGAAACGATATGCAACACCAATAACACTGGCTCTAAAAAAATAGTAAGAATTGTTTGTAGTGTTTCTATCTGCTGCTGCTTCTATTACATTTCCGGTATTAGATGCATTTTGATTTCTTACAATTAATCCAATATCGTTCGCACTTTGATAAAACTCAGCATACGCCCCTGTACTGCTTGTGTACGTCCCATTATTACTCGCCTTGAAATACCCCCCGCTCGTGATGCGGGCGCGTTCGGTGGCGTTTGTATTGAAAACAAGGGGATGATTGCTGGCGACGTTTATTAACGCATAAACCCCAATTTGATCCGCTTGAAACCGAACATCAACATTTGTTGACGTTGCTTGAAACACGCCAGCGCCAGATGTACCAGTAACCTGAATTGTCTTATAGCCTGCGCCGAATAAAGAAGGACTCGTTGTCCCCACCCCCAAATTCCCACTCGCATCCAGCGTCATCGCCTGCGTGAACGTGATGGTGTTGCCTGCGGTGCCGGAGGCTGCTTGGTTAAAAGTAAACGCTCCATCTGTTTGTTGCGCCAAATAACTAGCGCTAGATGTGTTTAGATATACAAAGTTGCTTCCGTCAAAATAGGTGTTATTTGATAAAAACAGCGTTCCAGCGCCAGTAGCCGAAGCCCATAAAGCGCCGCTGCCACCGACTTGCAAAGCGCGGCGGGTAGACTGCCACGCACTCGGCGTCACGCCCAGACCGAGGTTGCCGGAGGAGTCAAATCTAGCACGCTCAGACCCGTTGACCGTGATAGCAAAGTGACTAGAGCCAGCGTTCAGTGAAATAGAACTACCGCTGTATGCCGTGATGGTGTCGGTGTAAACGCCACCCGTTCGCGAATAGATCGTGCCGTTAACGTCCAACTTCGCAGCAGGCGTACTCGTCCCGATGCCGAGGTTGCCGGAGGAGTCAATTACTAATCTATTGACGCTGTTTGTTACGTCACGGATTGCAAATCCATCATTAGCAACGCCCGGAATTTGACTGTTAATGCTGTACGCAATGTTAGACGCGGTTTGCAACTTGATTGCAGCAGTTCCGGCAGCAGAATAAACATCTAACTTTTCCGCGGGCGAACTCGTCCCGATGCCGAGGTTGCCGGAGGAGTCAAACCTTGCCGCTTCTACCCCGTTAGGTAAAAACCGAATTGGAGTGGCAGCGGCTGTTGAAATTTGTGCGCCGTTAACATTTGCAGACGCTTTAAAGTCGTACCAACCGGAACTGTTCTGGATATTACCGATAATGGTTCCGCTGCCGTTCCTTTGCGTTACATCTCCATTAACATCTAATTTCGTCGCAGGCGAACTAGTCCCGATGCCCAACCCCGTGGAGGTGAGGCGCATGCCTTCGGTACTTTCAATTTGAAAAAGAAGGTTAGGGCTAGTTCCGCTCGTTCTGGTTGCGTTAATTATCGCATCAGTTCCAGACGTTCCAAGAACTAAACGCTGCGCTGCTGCTGTTCCGTTAATTAAAAGTATTGATCCGCCAGATGCGCTTGCTCCGACTAGCATGCTGCCGCCGTTTGGCATCCGTAAATCTGTACCATCAAAAGTTATATTTGACCCACTCGTCGCCACCTTGGACGCATTCAGATACAGCACGCCGTTGGCGGTGCCGCCCGTCAGAGTCAGCGCACTGCTAATCGTGGCGGAGGTAGAGGTCAGATTCGTAATCGTTGCCGATCCGAACGTAGCATTGCTGAGCGAAAGACTGCTGATGGTCAAGCTGCTGATACGAGCAACCGTAGCCGACAGATCCGACACCGTAGCCGTCGTAGCAATCAGATTCGTAATCGTTGCGCTGCCCGCACGAAGCACCGTAGCCGAAACGTCTGCACAGGTCAGACTGGCCGGATTTGTACCAAGCTCCACGACCTGACTGCCGGAGGTAATCGTAAAGAGCCGCTTATCTGCGGTATTAACCGCCAGCTCCGCACCGCCTGCCGCATTGGTCAGATTAGCCGTTGCCGGGATTGCGCCCGGGGTATCACTCTTTTTCGTCAGAATAGTAGGCATTAGTATGCTCCCCCGCTAAGGGTTCCTGTGGCATTAGCCAGATCCAAATAATAACTTCCCGTTTGCCCATCCAGCAAATCAGCATTCAGGTTGGTGACCAGCGTCGTCGAACTAATCACAAGGCTTCCCAAAGACAGGTTCGTAATAGACGAACTGCCGTACGACAGCGTGGTTCCCGAAAGGGTCGTAATCGCAGCCGAGGTAGAAGTCAGCGTCGTAATTGTAGCGGACGTAAAGGTCGCATTGGCGAGCGACAGGCTCGATACCGTCAGGCTCGTAACCGACAAATTGGTAATTGCCGCCGAGGTCGAAGCCAGTGTGGTGACCGTGCCGCTGGTTGCCGTCAGATTAGTCGCCGTCAGCGACCCGCTCGACAGGGTGGTAATACCCGCCGAAGTCGAGGTCAGCGTCGTAACCGTCCCACTCGTCGAGGTCAGATTCGTCGCCGTCAAAGACCCGCTAGTCAGGGTCGTAATGTCCGCACTGCCGTACCGGAGCGACGTACCCGAGGCGGTCGTAATAGCCGCGCTCGTGCTGGTTAGCGTCGTAATGGTTGCGCTGGTAAAGGTCGCGTTAGCAAGAGACAGGCTGCTGACGGTCAGGCTCGTAACAGACAGGTTAGTGACCGCCGCCGAAGTCGCCGCCAACGTGGTTACCGTGCCGCTCGTGGCCGTAAGATTCGTCGCCGTAAACGACCCGCTGGAAAGCGTCGTAATACCCGCACTAGCCGCGCTCAGCGTCGTCAAACTAGCCGAGCCGTAGCCCAAGGTCGTGCCCGTAATGGTCGGGGCGTTGAGCGTTGTAATCGTGGCCGAGCCGCCCGTCAGCGTCGTAATGCTGGCCGAGATCGCGGTCAGATTCGTAACCGTGGACGAAGTGAACGTAAAGTTATCAATCGTGGCGCTGGTTGCGCGGAAGTTGTTAACCGTCCAACTGTCGCCAGTTAGCGTCGTAATGTTTCCACTCGTCGCGCCAATCGTTGTAATTTGTGCGCTAGACCCGCTAAGCGTCGTAATACCCGCGCTGCCAATGCGTGCCGTCGTAATGCTTGCGGACTCTACGCCAAGCTGACTGATACTGGCGCTGGTTGCCGATAGCCGGGTGACCGTAGCCGACGTAAAGGTAAAGTTATCAATCGTCGCGCTAGTCGCCTTTAGATTGGTAACCGTCGCACTCGTCGCCGTCAGATTCGTAATTGCGCTGCTAGTCGCTACGAGCGTAGCAACTGTGATGCTACCACCCGAAATAATGACATCACTAGCGTCTTGAGTTGCAATCGTGCCAAGACCCAAGTTAGTCCGTGCACCAGAAGCCGTGCCTGCTCCCGTACCACCGTGCGTGACAGCGAGCGTGCCGGACATCGTAATCGTGCCCGCCGCCGTAACCGGACCGCCCGTAAACGCCAGCCCACTTACCGTGCTGCTGACATCAATGCTGGTAACGGTTCCTGCGCCTGCAAGCGTTCGCCAAGTCGGTGCGCCGGTCCCATTCGACGACAACACCTGATCCTGAGTGCCTTGGTTACTTAGCGCAAAATTCGTGCCATCGCTGTACACCACAGCACCAGCCACAGGGGATATTGCCGATCCCGTGCCGCCACGACCTAAAGGCAACACGCCCGTTGTCTTAGCCGTATCCGAAAGATCTACTGCCGGGTGAACGTGATCGCCACGCGCAATCTTCGATGACGTACCCACCGAAGCCACGCCGCCAGCAACCGGAGCCACCGTGGCGTAGTCAATGCTGAAAGAAATGTCCTGAGCAAGATTCCCGCCGCCAATGATTCCGCTGCCTGCGGTAACTTGACGAGAGTCCGGAACCAATCCCGCCTGAGCAACAGAAATAGTTGAAATGTTAGTAACGCGGCCTTTGTTGCTAACCGTAATGACCGGTACCAACTGCGCCGTACCATACGTACCCGCAGCAACGCCTGTCGTATCCAATTGAACATCACTAATTCCACCGTTTGCTACGGCAATCGTGATGTCGTGCGAAAGCGTACCGCCGCCCGTTAATCCAGTTCCCGCGTTAATCGCACGCGAAGGCGGAACCGTCAGATTCTGATTGATCTGACTGAACTGAACCTTATAGGTCGTGCCCGCAATAACAATCGGGAAATAACCAGCGGGGTCCGCAACCGGAGCTTCCGGAAGGGATGTTATGCGCGACGGAACCAAATTCGACGGGACCGTAGCCATTAGGGCACCTGCTGCGGTTCAAGGTATTCATCGCCTTGTTCGTTAATCAAGAACGTGTTGCCGTCTTCACTAATGACACCATACGGCGCACTCGTAAGCGGCGTGTCCGGACGAACAAAAGGCAGCGTAATTCTTTCAGTCTGACGAGCGGGCAAACGATAAGGGTCGAGTTCGTCTTGATCCACTTTACATACGCGCAACCCGGGGTAGTTCGGATCAGACATCAACTCTTCAAGCGGAAACTTGCGAGAACATCTGTCGCATATTCCAATCGCCGCAAAAGTTTTTCCGCGTGTATCAAGATAAAGTGGCATACGTCACTTCGTATACGGCGCAATCATGGGTGCCCAGTAAATCGGAGAATTATCACGCTCTTCATTCTCTGCTTGAGCCAACGCCTTATCCGCTTTCGCTTCCAAGATCGGCATCAACTGCGCATCCACTTCCGGAGTCTCTTCCGCAAGCTTGCTTGCCAGCAACGCAACAATTGCATCAAACCAACGCTGCGGAACTTCTAGTTCTTGCGTCATCGTTCCGACATCCATGATGTAGCGATGCCGCCATACCACAATCTGCTGCGTTTCCGCTGCCTGATTGGGAATCGGCCACAGACGCATATACGGTCGGTTGATCTGACGATCAAACCAAAACTGCAAAGGACGACCTTCAAATGATTTGTTGGGCAGCGCCGTATAGTCATCGCGATTTAAACGCGCTATAGGGATTTCTGTAGGCGTGTTCCCGAAGAAAACATCTGAGGTCGAGAGGGTTCCGCTCGTCACACGAACGCGGAAATAGTCAGCAGTCTGCGGAGTCTCGGTATCTACCCAACTCCACTCACCCGCAATTTGAGTCGGCGCAGTCGTATCTTCAATCGTCTCAACGATTGTCCAGACCAACCCATCGCTCGACTTTTCAACCACATAAGGCTGCGCTACCGCTGCCCACTTGATGCCTACCGTCGTAACGGTCAAGCCCTCATCATTGTAATTTTGATACGTCGTTGAAGTTGAAGACACCGTGCCCGTTGCTTCTTGCAGCGTACGCAGATTGGTGTTGAGAAGATCTACGGTGCCCAAAGGCAGCGGAACAGAGCCCTGCCCTTCATAAAGCGGCAGCACCGTGCGCTCAATACACCAAAGCTGCACACCACGGTTCGCAAGATTGGAAAGAATCAGGTAAAGCTGGTCGTTCGCAATGTCGATCATCTCAGAGGTGATCTGTTGCGCACCAAGACGACAACGCCTGTAGGCATGGTCAATGACCTGCCTAGTTGTAAATTGAGTTGTCGAAACTGTACCGGAAGTTGCCATCAGGGTCCCTCTTGCGCCTTGGTCCGCTGCACCGAGCAGACCCTAATGACTGACAGACGTTATTTTAGCACTTGCCGCCGCCGTACATGGCCTTGCGACGCATCGGCATGCCACCGTGCGCTTTACGATCCGGCATATCAAGACTCTTACCCGGCGCGTACTTTTCCGCACGCTCCATGGCTTCGCGAGCACGACGATCCTGACGACCGAGCATCTTGGCCTTCTTCGGGCTACCGCGATACGGACCCTTCTTATTTCCATAGGCAAGGTACTCGTCGCTAAACACTTCGCCGCCCTTGGCTTTCTTCATACTACGGGCTTCAGACAGCGCAATCGCCATGGCTTGCTTCGGGTTTTTTACAACAGGTCCCTTTTTA